CAGTTAAGATATCTCCTTTAATATAATCAGAACCTTTTGTTGTAATAGAAACTACAGAAACACTACCATATCCTGTTCCAGTAAAGTCACTAACAACAATTGTTGCTCTAGCATTATTTGGATCTCCAGGAGCTCCAATACCATTTCTTACTTTACTTTGATCAAAGAAAATCAACTCAATGTCATTGTATGTGTTTGATGTATATCCTAGTCCACCATTTAATAGATCAACACGACCAACACCAGTGTCATTTAATACACTAACAAATGATGGTTCTTTTAATGTGACAGTCTGATAGAATCTCTTTCTGACATAATAAGTAGTGGTAGTTTGAGATACATCTGGAATAATATCAATATTTACTTCACTACCAACACCAACATCATGGGTTTCATCTGTTTCTAGAAGTGCAATATTGTTTTTTACAGAGAATGGAACGAGACCTTTACTTAAAGTTGTATATGTGACAACTTGTAATCCTACATCATCACCTAAGTTAGTGCTCTGTAAAAAGTAGTTTTTTCTAGAAGACTCTGGAACAGCAAATTCTCCAGTTAAAACTTCGACCTTAATAGAGTTTTGATTTGTTGTAGATTCTAAAATATTTCCAGTAGCAAGAACTTCTTCATCGCCATCTGTCAGTAATAGAGTAGATCCTTTAGTGAAGACGCCATTATCACTGATGATAATATTAATGATGTTACTAGAAGAATTGAGAACTTCACCATCTTTGTATGTTCCTGAAACTTGATCAATGATAAATGCATTTCTATTTGATACGTTTCCTATGACTCTTCCAGTAAAGTCTGAATTTGCTTGAGTAATGACATCATTTTCGAACAAATATGTAGATGAAATTAACTTGACTAGTGAAACTCCAAAAGTATTGGAATCATCAAGAGATGCAGATGTTAATGAAGAGACTTGTTTTCCTGTGACCTCTGTAACAATTGCACCTGCACCAGAACCTTCGGAACCAATGTCCGAAACAATAAAAGAGTTACCAATTTTGAATGTATTAGGAGAATCAACAATATCTAAAGACGACACAGATCCAGAAGAGGTTCTGTCAATTCTAAGAACAGTGTTATCGCCGTTGTTGAGAATATCATTAGTTCTCAACCTTCTTGCAGACTTAGGAATATCATCTTGTGAAAGATCTGCATTGTAATTTGAATCTACTGGCAACGAATAGAAATTTTTACCTAAAATATATGGGAATGCTGGATCGCCACTGCTATCGATAGTAATAAAATATGCATAAACACCATTTGGGTATTCTGGAGTTACACAATATCTTCCGTTGTTTTCATCTAATTCTAATTTTCCAGTGTTGATACTTGGTCTCCACTCATAATCTTCAATAAAAGAACCTAGTGGAAACTCATTGGTATTAGGACCCCCAATTCTATTTGTTTTCAAATAGTAAGCAGATGAAATTCTGGAAATATTACTGGAAGCATCTAGTGGGTCGCTAAATCCATATGGACCATAGATGGGATTGCCATCATACGCATAACCTAATACTGGAGAATGATTTGTGCCATTATCTCCAAGTTCATTTCTAAGTTCTACTGGATTTGCACAAATACCATATCCAAATCCCTTTACGGGATTGTAATTTGGAAATGCATATCCATTTGATGCATCTAGATTGGATTGTAGATTGTAGTATCTGTCTTTAGTCCACGTTGTAATCTCAGCAGTTGCAGTTGCTGCATCTCCTACAGGAAGGATATCAACAATAACTTCTCCTCTGGTGTAAAACTTTCCTTCATCTACAACTTCAAATCCTACAACCTTACCATTTTCGAGGATGGCATTGTATTCTGCGAATCTTCCTCTTCCTAGTCTGTCTACAATTCTTACAGTAGGTGGAGTAGAATAATATTCACCCTGATCTACTACAACGATGCTTGTAATTCTACCAAAAGTAACAATTGCAGATGCTCTTGCTCCCCTACCAGAAGTAATAGTTACTGTAGGATTTTCTGAATAAGAAATGGGATCTAATAACTCAATACTATCTACTGTCTCACCAGAAAGTTTCGCTCTTGCCTTACCAGGAATATTATTAATGAGAACATTTGGTGCATCTAGATATCCAGATCCCTTGTCTGTAATCTTGAAATTTTCAATAGGACCAAATGTAATTTGATCAAAGTCTTTGTTATTGAATGCAAGAGTTCCATCCACAAAAATACCAACGTCTCTTTGTGGAGTTTGATACGATTCGGTAATAGTTTGTGGATTCTTTCTGATTAGTCTCAGAACCTTCTGATCACTTAAAGATGCTTGAGTTGTTGTAGAAAGAATGTTTCTGCTTGGATATGAAGATGAGCAAATATAATAATAGTTACTATCCTCAAAAATTGCAGATACATCAGCATTCAACTCATTAATTTGACTATTAATGATTGCACTATTGCTTGATGCTTTCGAATTACTAAGGATCCATCTACTAGAATTTGAATCTAAATCAGTTATAACAGGATCTCTAGTTACAAATCCAGGATCAGAAACCTCAACAAAATCTCCTTCCTCGGAGTATGGAGACTCTACCGTAGGATTGAGATTATATAAAACACCAAGGACAAGAAGTTTTACATTTTCGCAAGTTACAGTTGAATAACTGTAAACATTAAGTCCTTTACTGTATACCTGACTGCCTTGTCTAGATTCAATTAAAAATTGATTTACATTTTTTTCGTTATATCGAAATTCTTCGGAACCAATTAAAAATCTACCTCTAGAGTTAAATCCTTGGGTTGAAAATACATTTACTCTATTTCCTGCACCCAATCCTGGAGTGAAAGTCTCAGTTAACTTAGTTTTTGCAGATACGGCGAAAAAATTATTGACGGTTGCTGTATCAAGACTAATTTGATACAACTGCTCTCCGTCAACAGATCCAGATGCAAAAACGTTATCTACGATTGCTGATGCATATCCAATAGAAGAAACAAAAGGATCTAAGGTTTGAATAATCTCTTTTCCAATTAATGATGTTGGATCTCCAGATAATACTTTTACCTTAAGGGAATACGAAGTAATCCAATCTGAAGTAGAAGACTTGAATGTAAAGTCTTTTGGTTTTACTACTACTGGTTTTTCTGTAGAAATCAGAGTATTAAAAATAAACTTAATAGATCTATCGGTTCCTTTTGCACGATAGAAACTAGAAATATTCTTAATTAGAGTTCTCTTGTCAATTCCAGATTTAAGATACTTTTCTGGGAATGATGCAAGATAATCAGACTCAAAGTTCTTTACGATAGCATAAAGGAACAAATTGCTAATGTTTTGGACATTAGCACCTTCAATGTGACTTTCTGCTAAAGTGGTTACAAAGTTGCTTTTGCTATAAAGATCGCCTAGATTAGTATTTCCACTAACACCACGACTAACTTCTAGAAACTCTGTTAATGTTCTTTCTTTATAGAATAAAACTTCATTACCAATTTTAATGTAACCATTCTCTTTAGGGAATGAAGTTGCATCCTCAACAACAATTGTCGTGTCACTCGCAGACACGTTAGATACCAATTTTGTGTTTTCCTTTAGAAGATTCTTCTCATAAAAATCGATATCACGATATTTCGTGATATTTTGAATCACATCGAGAGGTTGACCCCTTAGTTCTAACTGCTCATAATATTTCTCAATAACTTTTGAGAAATACTCATAATCAGAAGAAATGAACTCAGGTAATTGGGTCTCAATTAGAGTAGATATTCTTCTAGTCTCTGCCATTTAAGATTACTCTGTGTAAATCGTGAATGAACTCTTTGGAATATCCACATCGAGGTATACTTCTCTTGTGGCACGAATATCATTACTTAAAGGGACAGTTCTAATCTCAATTCTATTATCAAAGAAACTTCCTTCGATAATTGTGAGATCGTATAATCTAATCTCGCCTTTCGTATAATCGACTGTTCCAACAGAGTCGTTTAGAACAATCTTTTCACCAGTAATAGAGTCTATTCTATATAGGACGATTTTACCAAACCTATCTTCAAGATAGACTGTATACAAAGGATATTCGCTAACTTTGAACCCCGTAGATTGAACGATTACATCCTCATCGCATGTATTCTTAAATTCATTCTGAAAACAAATTTCATAGAAGAACTTACTATTAATCGCAGGGTAGAAATCTTTTCTCATTTTAACAGTAGTAAGATTACTGTTGATACTGCGATCAGCATCATCAATAACACCTACAAACTTAGAAAATCTGAACTTACCGTTGAATTTTTCGGTGTCAGAACCTTTAATATAATTCTCTAGAGAAGCAATGACCTTAGATTTGATTTGATCTTTAGTCTGATTAGTCTTACTCTTATTATAATAAATTGATGAATTCATCTCAACATATAAAACAGATGCATCAATTACATCAGGAGTGATCGACGCAACCATGTATGGTTTCAGTCCTTCTACAATCTGCCTCTTAGTAACTGAACTCAAACGTGGTGCTGTTGATGGTTTAACCACAATCTTAACTTTACCATACTCAGGGGGATCATCTTCCTCTCCACCAAAAGTAATGATGTCTGCAATCGCAGGATAAATCTCTCTTACAATTGCTGCATAATCTGCTGCAGTAACAGCACGATTCTGTGTTCCATAGAACTTAGGAGCATTGAACTTGATCTTATTAACAGATTCAATCTCAGCACCACCAGATGCTGCTTCAACAAGGTCTGAAGCAGCACTATATGAAATGTTATAGTTATAGTTAGAACTGCCTTGTGGGTCCTCTAAGACGCCATTGAACGTGAATGCTTTTGAACCATTAGCATCAGGTCCATTTGTAGACAAATACGTAATTTCTACTAGGTTGCCAGAATCTAACTTCTTACCAAGGATACCGTCACCAAAGAAAATTTCATACTGCTCATCTTCAATCTCTTCAACATAATAAACATTACTTGATCCATCAATGTCTAAAATACTTTCAGCACGAGCATAAACTTCTCCTACTGTGCTCTGTGCTGATGGAAAAATACGCACTCTAAGCGTTGAAAGGTCTGCAGATGGGTTTTTGATCACAAAACGAGTTGAAGTGCTTGCATTGACCGTATAGGTGTCAGTGATGAAGTTTCCTTCGTAGATAGGAACTTCAATAAACTGAGCAGTGCCATTCACTACAGATGCTTTGATGTCTTCTACTACAACAAAGTTATAAACATCATTATCATAAGTTGAATTGAAACCTGTTCCTCTCTTTAGAATGATTTCATTAGGTGCAACGTTAGGAAAAACGACATCAAAGTTTAAAACTGCCTTTGGTGCAATTGCTGACTTGGGTGTGTAACCTAATTGCTTTGCTAATGCTACTACATTGTCTCTCAGCGTCGCGCTTCCTAGAAACGTCTCATTCACCACCATATTAGTGTTGAATGCCGTGTAATACGTATTATACGCTAATACATCTAGAAGATTACTCCATACAGAACCTTCAAAATCAAAATCAGTAAAATCCGATTGCGATCTCAAATATTCTTTGAGCGCAATCTTGATTTCGGAAAAGTCTAGGTTTGATAGTTGAACGTATGGCATTATCGAGTTCTCTCTAGGAAGAATTCTATGGCGACAGGAAAGTCTTCTCTACCAATAATCTCAAATTCTAATGCAACGTCAAAACCATTGCTCTCAAAATTAGCATCAACATCAATACTAGTAACAGAAATCCTAGGTTCGTAACGTTTTAGTGTATCACGAATATTAGTTGCAATTTCACTCGCAGTTACTACATCTAGTGCCTCAAATAGTAATCGACGAAGATTTGACCCTAATTGTGGTTGAAATGGTCTCTCACCTTTAGAAGTGAGGAGCAAATTTACTACTGCTTGTTTAATAGCAGCATCATCCTTCTTAACAATTAAATCGCCTGTGACAGGATGTGGTTTGAATGTAATATTCAAATCCTTGAACGTTTGAAAATTTGCCACACTGTTAGCAGAGTTTATCGTATCTATTTATAGTTACTCATGCCATCTCTCTACAAAATCATCAAACCCATTAGGTCCACCACAAGGACGACTCATACGATCCTCAGGAGGGGTTGAATAATTATTCTTTGCATGTTTCTTCAACCAATAGTCACTCTTAGGATCTGTGATGAGTGTCATTCCAGATTTTTCAAATTCTTTACTTTTGTCTACGGGTGAGTTTGCCATTTACTACTCTCCTATACATTTCTTCTGACCAATAATTATAATAATCGGTCTGATGCAAAAATTCCCTTGCCTTCTCTAATTTAGCACGTTTTTGAATTAATAATAGGTTATGTTCATAAAAGTTTGTTCGAATACCATTGATATATGTTGATTCATTCTTATGGTCATCCAAAACAATATATTCCGTCTGACTCATATTCAGTTCCGCAACTTTCTGCATCAAAGCACATTCAGAGATGTTATCTTCCACAATGTAGATAATTACATCCGCATCAGGCACTGAATTCAGAGTCACACGCCGCAAGGCACGCTCCTCAATATGAACAGACGCAGAAAAAGCGTAGGGACACACGGCATGACCGCCTAGTTCCCCACGCTTCTGCGAAATATACTTAATCCATTCTCTAACTTTACTTACCTTGTCCACGATACGGTTTACGTGCTTTGTTTCTAGATGTGGCAGCATACTTCGTGTTCATGCTGCAACCCTGACGGGTAGATTTTGGTTTGGACTCGATCGTCTTGCCATTAATCAGTGACGGGCGCTTTGCCATAGTGCTCTCTCCTTGTGAACTCTCATATTATAGCATATTATCTAGCAAAAACTCTCGCTTCGCTCGCTTTTGCAATGGTAATGTTAGTAGATGAATTTAACACATCACCTTGCTTACCAATTGACTGCTTCCCAACTTTTACAGTGCTCTGTGCCTTTAAAGTCCTAGGACTCTGGCATGGATCGCCCTTTGGTGTTGTCCCTGGCGCTGGTCTAAAACTATCTGTGTTCTTTACAATTAACTTCTTACCAGCATAGACCTTGAGAACCCCTCCACCACCTACTGAAGGACGCCCTAAAACAAGTGGCGGCGTATTACATGATCCCTTTCCACCTGAGTCTGTTGATGTAATATCAGCAACTGGTTTACCTGCCATTTGACCTCTTGTAACTGTATATAAGTGTCATTTAAAAAATCTACCAGTGTCTCATGTTCCTCTGCCCCAGGACGGCAATACATCATGGTCGCTGGTTCCTCATAATCCCTCAGTCTCTTCTCCAAGGAATTCAACTGTGCTATCAACTCTTGATCCATTTTTAAAACTTTCTCTATAATTTATTCCGTATGCATTGAAAGCACTCGAAATATCTAATTCAGGTGCTGCGTCAGCAGCAGTATAATAGTCCATCGCAGCATCTTCAATTGCTTCGGCAAACTCATTGAAGTCGTCAAACCTCTGCTCTTTAATAGTGCCGTCCTTTGTCTTGTAGGTAATCTTATGGTTTTCCATATTAGTCGTCTTTGAATAATCCAAATACTGCAGTTAATACTGAGTGAAATGCAACATATAAGAAGAACTTAGAATCTTGGTCCATGTCCTTCCTTCTCTTCGCAGGTGTTTGTGCCATTTTTTACCTCAGGGATTTTTTATATATCGCATTACAGTATCATTTAAATTCCCTCTCATGATATTCACAGTCTCTATGAGACATATCGTAATATAACTAATTTCCTCTCGGAATGTGGTCGAGGTTTTCATGGCGAAATTTTCTGGGCGATTTTTTTGTATA